ACTCATAGGCATTCTCCAAATTTGTTTAATTAAATTTAATACTATCATAATATAAGTGTAGATGATGATCACCTCCTTATTTTTTAATCAAGTTAGGAAAGGCATCCTGAACTAATTTCTTCGTGATGCCCTTGTATTTTAGCGACTTATCTTTCGCCGCTATTAGCAATTCAGCTTCTTCTCCATTTAAGGATTCAAGTAAACTTAAAAACATTCCTTCTCTTCGTAAAGCTGGGGTTGCATTAGCAACTGGTCCTTTAAAGAAATATTTAAATCTTCTAAATGTTCTATGTAGTGTTGTAAATTCGTGTCCCGCTGGAGCATCATCTTTTCGATATGACGGAGCACCTTTAGGTAATACGGTTACCACATCATCATCAAATCCGATACGTAATATATCTAATAATGCAGGGGTTCTATTTTGTCTAAGGAAAGCGATCCTTTCCTCTTTTTTAGATAATTGTGAAGCTTTAGTTAAAACTTCTGATATTAATTTTTTAGCCATTGTAAAATTCCTCCACGACTTCAATCAAATTGTTACATCTTTTCTTTATTAAATAATTTAATACTTTCATATTTGGCGTTTTAGTTTGCCCATTAAAATTATTTATAATAGTTTGTTGAAGATCTTCAGGAATATCAGTTAAATCAATTAGTTTTTTATTTCTTTGATAATTACGATATATATCTTCATCCATCGCTTCTCTGAGATTATCTGAATTTTCTAACCATTCATTAATTCTGGTTTGACGTAATGGTGTTTGTTGTTTATCAGATACAAATGTATCATCGGCTGAAAGTACATTTGGTATACCGTCACCACTATCACCTCTCATTATATGATTAAACAAATATGTTCTAGGATTATCATTGGTTACCATTTTCTTTTGTATAGGACTAAATTGTTTTACATTATTAAACTTTTGTAATTGAATAAAGTCTTTATCAGATGAAACTATCATTACTGGTTCAGCCATACCAAATTCTTGAGTTTGCATTGTAAGTGTACCAATAATATCATCTGCTTCTATACCTTCCATATGAATTACTTTATAAGGTAAATAATCTCTAATCTCATCACGTACTAAATGTAAAATTCTAAAAATTTCATTCCAATCTTCAGTTGATTCTTCTCTACCTTTTTTACGATTTGCTTTATAGAATGGAAAAAAGTCTTTACGCCATGTATTCATACCATCTGCACATATGACCATTTCTCCATATTCTTCTCTGTATCTTTTATTATACATACGAATACTATTTAGTATCATATGACGTATCATACTTTCATCATTTAATTTTTGTACAATAATATTACTAATAGCAATTTGGCTATAATCAATCAGTATCATCTGGCTCCTCCGGCTCAAATATTATTTCATATTCATTTTGTAAATCAATTTTGGCTTGTTCGTTTTGAGTTGCTAGAAGTTTGATTTTGGTATATACTCTATCCATTTCTCTATGGAGAGCATGAGGCATACCATAATATCTGTTAAACATTGCATTTAACATGTTTACCACTACAAACATATCACGAGATTCCTGGATTGTTTCATCTCTGAAATTCATATCCATAAAGTCTGGTGATGCTTCTCCCGTATTGATAAACTCTTCCAATACCTCTAATAAAAAATGAGAAGCTCCAATACATTCATCACTATAATGATTTAATGTTTTGGTTTCATCTTCATATTCTTTCCACATCTCACGCTTTTGAAGCTCTTCTTTTGATGGGAATTTATAAATTTTTGCCATAATAATATATTATTATACCATAGTTTTAGTCTGATGTAAATAGATTTTTTAAACTTTTTGAACCAATTCTACAATTAATAATACCATTATAATATTCATCCGATAGTAATACTTCTCGATCAAATTGCTCTTTTGTTTCCATATAAGCACATTCTCCCTTGGTTTTACATAGATGTAGAATTTCTCTATGGTAGAAGTCTTTACCATGTTTATTGACTTCTTCCATTAGATGTTTATTTGAACCGTAATAATCTCTCCAATCTGATTCTACTTTTAGCTTTTTTCTGCGTTTTCTAGTCTTTGTGATGGGTAATGTTTTAGAACTCCAAAAGAACTTTTTACCAACATACTTTTTACCAGTACCTCGATGAGTTATACAATAGACAAATCCATACCAAACATCTGGAGTAAACTCCTCTGGTGGCTCAAATTTTTTGCCCTTATATATCCAATCATTCATCAAAATCTAGTTCTTCCATATCATCATCTGTGGGCTCTCCACAATGAGGGCAGAAGTTTATTTTAACGTCTCTTTCGTCTGGTTTGATTACTATTCGATTATAGCAATATTCACACTCTAGAATCATGATACCTTTTGGTTAAGTGACCATTTCCAAAATTCATCATATCCTCCAATATTCTCACCATCAATTTTTATTTGTGGAAAGGTTCTTGCACCTGGAAATAGTTCAAAGAGTTCTTCTCGTTTAAAGTCTCTGTCTAGTTTCTTATATACAAAATCAACTTGTTCCATACCTTCTGCTAAATTTACTGCTTTATCACAGTAAGGACAAAAATCTTTGCCATATATTTCTACATTAATCATATCAATACTCCAATTGTTTTAAATGCTAATAACATAAATCCAAATACAGCAATTTGTATAATCGCTGCATATACTATTTGTTTCATAGGATGAACATTCTCTAGTTTATCAAAGAATGATTCATCAACTGGTGGCGACAGATTAACTGCCTGTAAAATTTTCTTACTCACAGACTTAATCCTTTAAATGTATCCTCTGATACATCTTGTTTGACTCCACCAACCACATAACTACTTATTTCAGTTTCTTGTGGTGCAACCTGGACATTACCACCTGATATCCATTTTTCAGTCCAAGGTAGTGGATTCATTTGTGGAACAGTATAAGGACAAGGTAAACCAATTGCTCTCATTCGTTTACAACCAATCCATTCCACATAATCTTTTAATATGCTCTCATTAAGTCCTATCATAGAACCATCTTTAAATAAATAATGAGCCCATTCTTTTTCTTGTTCTATTACATTAGTAAATAACTTAATTGCTTCTGGTTCCATTTCTTTTGCAATCTTTGCAATCTCTGGATCTTCTTTTAAAAGATTTTTAATCATCACTGTTGTACCAGCAAGGTGTGTATTCTCATCTCTTGCAATAAATTTAATAATCTTTGCGTTACCTTCCATCTTCTTAAGCTCGGCAAATGCCCAACTGCAGGCAAAAGAAACATAAAAGCGTATTCCTTCCAGAGCATTTGCCGAAAGCAAACACATATATAAAGATCTTTTATGTTCACGTTTATTTGTTGCTGAGTTATTATTTGCAATAAGATCATCGTAATAATATGCAATATCATTACCACATTCTAGTATTTCTTTTACATCTAAAAGTTCATCAAAGACTTTACTTGGATCAGCATAGATATTTCGAATAATATGTGTATATGATCTACTGTGAATTGTTTCAAAGAATGACCATGTCTCAATCCAGTTCTCTATTTCAGGTAACGAACATATAGGAAGGAAAGCAATGTTCGGGGCCCTGCCTTGAACAGAGTCCAATAGAATTTGACGTTTGAGGTTCGAGGTAAAGATGTGTTGTTCGTGCGGTGTAAGGTCATGAAAGTCCTTTTTGTCTTTTGATACATCTACTTCTTCTGGTCTCCAAAAGAAGCCAAGTTGTTTGTCTGTAATCTTTTCTATCTGAGGGTATTTGACTTGATCGTACCTTGCGATGTCAACATTCTCATCAAAGAACATATTACGCTCTAAGTGTGATTTTTTATTTCTCTTCAGTATTCCCATCTACTTTCCATTCTATTTTTTCTTTTAAGGCTATTTGACAACCTTGTATATAATCTCTATCCTCTTCACTGAGGACACTCCAACAATAACAAACACGATCTAAAAAATCATCTACTGTAATAGGATCAATCAGATGCATTTGTTTTTGCATCATAATCTCTAGAATTTGCATACGCAATTCTATCTTTTCTCGTAGAGTATTTTTTTCTATATTTTGCATGACTCGCAATCATCCTCATCTTCGATTTGTGGTGTTGTTCCACTATCATAGGTATGATGCTCGTCTTCTTTCATTTCACCAGCACCATCAAATGTATTAAAATAATATAATTGTTTTAATCCATACTTATATGCTGTCACCAAATCTTTAATCATTACAGACATTGGAACCTTATGGTCCTCAAAGTGTTCTGGATTATAAGATGTATTGACGGATATTCCTTGGTCGATGTATTTTTGTAATATGCCACATATGGCCAAGTATCCTTCTGGTGATTTTTGATCCCATAAGAGATCATATTTATTTTTAAGATGATGATATCCAGGTACTACCTGTGCCATTACACCATCTTTACTCTGTTTGTACGATACCAAAGCTCTTGGTGGTTCAATACCATTCGTACTATTACTTATTTGAGCGCTTGTTTCAGCAGGCATTAATGCCATCAGCGTAGAGTTTCTGATACCTGTATCTCTGAGTTGCTTTCGCAAATCTTTCCACGGTAAACGTTCTCTTCTAGCTACTAATGTATCTATCGCCTCTTTATAAGTATCGATTGGAAGTATTCCTTTAGAGTACTTCGTATCATTATTATATATCAATTTTCCTTTTTCAACAGCAAGGTTTGCACTTGCTTGTATTAAATAATATGACCATGCCTCAGCATATTCATCTACTATTTCGTATGCCGATTCATCATATTTTAATCCACGCTTTGCAAGGAAATATGCTAGATTAATGATCCCAATACCCAAAGGCCTTCGACCAAGTGTCCCTCGTTCTGCAGCTGAAATTGGATACCCTTGATAGTCAAGTAACTCATCAAGAGCACGCACAGAAAGATCACAATATTTTTCAAATTCTGACGGTTCATTGATTAGTCCCCAATTGATTGCTGATAGAGTACAAAGAGATATTTCTCCATCTCTATCATCGTAACTATTTAATGGTTTGGTTGGTAGATCTATTTCACAACATAGATTACTCATTTTAATTGGAGCAACCTTTGGATCAAATGCGCCATGATCATTTGCATGGTCTACATTCATTAGATATATTCTACCTGTATCTTTTCTTTCTGTTAAAAAAGATGAAAAGACTTCAATTGCTGGTAATGATTTCTTTCTGATACTATGAGCTCTTTCATACTTCTCATATAGTTCTTTAAACTTATCTTGATCTGCAAAGAAGGCATCATATAATCCAGGTGTATCATTTGGATCAAAGAATGTAATATTACCACCCGTTAATAATCTTTCATACATGAGTTTATTAAATTGAAATGCATAATCCATATGCCTTACTCTTGTTTCTTCAGTACCCTTATTATTTTTGAGTACAACAAGATCTTCAAACTCATAGTGCCAAACTGGTAAGTAAACTGTGGCCGCACCTCCACGTACACCTCCTTGGGAGCAAGACTTCACAGCTGATTGAAAATACTTTAGGAATGGTATTAATCCTGTATGAACAACTGACCCATCACCAATCTTGGCACCTAGAGCTCTGATTGAACCTGCACCGATACCTATACCTGCTTTTTTACTTATGTACTTAACAATACTAGTGCTAGTAGCATTGATAGAGTCCAAGCTATCCCCAGACTCAATAAGAACGCAAGATGAAAATTGGCGGGTCGGTGTTCTGACTCCTGCCATAATCGGCGTCGGTAACGATATATAAAATTGCGATATCGCATCGTAATACTCCTTGACATATTTTAATCTATTCTCTTTATATTTTGCAAATAAAGTTGCAGCAATCATCATATACAAAATCTGTGGTGTTTCATATATTTGTTTTGTTCTACGATCTTGAACTAAATACTTACCACGGAATTGTTCCATACCTGCATAAGTAAAAGAATTATCTCTATCATGTTTAATATAGTTATTTAATTCATTAAGTTCTTCTTCATTATATTTCTTCAATATATCTTTATCGTATACGCCTAGTTTAACATTCTTTTGTATAATATCGTATAGATGTGGAACCTCAAATTGATTATATGCTTCTTTTCTCATCTTATATGATATAAGACGTGCTGCTACGAATTGATAATTTGGAGTATGGTCTGAAATGAGTTCAGCCGCGGATTTAATTAAGAGTTCATGAATATTATATGCTGGTATTTTGTCGAAGAGTTGAATATTTGCTTTCAATTCAATCTCTGACATTGAGACACCGCTGATATCTTCAATTGCCCATTCTAAAACTCTATGTACTTTTTCTAGATCAAATGGCTGGATTGATCCATCTCTTTTTGTAACATTTATAGCCATTGTATTTTGTGCATTCATAATTTATATATTATACCATAAGTCAAGCAAATTGTAAATAGATATTTAGATTAGAGTGTAATTATTTTTTTTCGATTTTTGCGCCGGCACCTGGCTCATCACCTATAGTAACATTACGATAATAAACGACAACTTCTCCAAGTTCTCTGATATACCTTCTTAATTCTTGCATATTAACAGACATGGCTTCATAATCACCTATGGTTGTAGCAACAAAGACTACCTTTCCACCATTCTGTTTTTTCATTTCATCTAGAAATCTATCAAGATATGTGTAACCTTCTGGCCAATCGTTCTCTTTTCCTAATGAACAATCTCTTTTACCTTCTGCATTTTTTAAACATGGATTTGCAATAGCCTTTTCGGATACTACATACCATTTTGGTTCTGTTAAATTAATTTCTCTTGGCAGCGATGGTTGTATAATATCTATTTGTACTGGTTTAGACGATACCTCTATTTTCTTTGTGCCACTCAATACACCAAGTGTACTACAACCTGATATTAATACAATACTACTTATTAAGATTGCTAAGTTCTTTACTATCATTTTCTATATCCTTAAATACTGCAATTGTTCCATCATTGATTCTCTTTTCAATCAATCCAGGTTTTGCCTCTGCTAACATGTTTAAATTGTGTCTACGAAATATGTCCAAATATCCAGCCATTTCAGCTTCTATTTGAGCATTCTTTTGATTGAGTTGATTTAATGCTGCACCTTGTTTTTCATATGATTCTTTAATAGTGGCAATTGCCTCTTCTTGTTCTTTAACTGCTTGCTCAAGTTTTATGTTATTACCCTTGAGTGTTTGATTTTCGCCATATAGCCACCAGCACCCTAGACCGAGTACTAATATAATTGCTAAAAAGAATTGTTGCATTATTCTACCTCAATTTTATATCGTAATCCATTTGAACCTTTAATATGGATCATTCGTTTATCATCAGTGATAAACTTTAATTCTTTAAATGTTTGTTTTTGTATACTTCTTACATGTTCGTATACTTGATCATCAGAATTTCCCCACTGTTGATCATAGGAAACCTGGATTTTGTATCGTGTTTGAAATAGGCTAATTAGCCAATAGTAAAAGTCACTTAACTTTTTACCTATAAATTTAAGTAGTGATTTTACTTTGTTCACGTGCTGCTCTCCTAGCGAGAATTCTTTCTATAAATGCCTTACCCTCTTTTGTTCTTGCATCATAAGTAGGTTTTACTCTTTTCTTATGTTTATCATGTTTATCTTTAGGCATCATATCAGCTGGCATAGATACACCACCATGCGCTACAGCATTAGCAGCCGCATCTTCCCACATATCATTATAATCTTTGAATGTCATTCTAGTTTTTATCATCTGCTTATATCTCTATTTGTTATATGTATATATTGATTTGTGCTTTTGTGTTTTACTCTGTATATATTTATATTTGAAAAGCTGCCAATTGGACTCATAAAGTCTTCAACCACTACTTTTTGATTTGCAAATGCAACAGGCTCTCCTGTTTCTAGTGATACCACATCTGATTGTAATATATAATTTCCTGGTAATAAACGATCTTCATAATCTTGATACCAAGTATTTTCATCTATTTGATTTGGTAAAAGATCTATTTCTAAATATTTTTCTAAAGCTTTTATGATTGCTTTTTCAGACATACCTGTGTGTTCTTTAATTAAAAACAATGCTGCACCATATCGGGCAACAACTGATTTACCACCAGGTACCTTTCCTAATAATCTTTTGACATTAAATACAAGTCTATGAAAAACTGTATAGGCTGATTTTTCTTCGGGTGTAGTTCGTTCTGCTGATTTTTTTAATATATTACCATTAGCATCTATTATACCTAATTTAAATGCTTCGGTTTTTTCCCACGGCGTGACAAGAAGCTTTAAAAAGCGAAACGCATAAAATAAATCTCCTGTTCTTGATATAATTCCCATTAAAGTTCTCTTAATATATCTACTATTGTAGGATCCATTGCAACCTCAATTTTTTCATCCTCTGGTAGATAATGTAGATATACTAAAAATGGTTTAATATAATGATAATGATTATCGTCTATCTTATACCATATCATTTTATTACAGGCTTCAATACCAAACACATTATATAAAACAATTAGGTGATTGAGAATAAGTCTCTCTTGTAATTCACCATGTTCTTCATATCGTGTAAGAAGTCTTTTTAGATATTTAAATCTATTTAAGTCCTGTTTGAACTCTTCTACATCCGTACATTCCGGATTATTATAATTATTTGCTGCAAAAAGTTTAAAATTCTTATTGTTCAGTTCATCAAATATTTTCATTATATAATTATATATACCGAGTTGGTATATAATTAATCTGATTCTTTATCAGCTTCGTAATTTTTATCTACGTAATCAAAAAATTCTTTTTTCTTGTCGCCTTCTAATTCGTCAGGTGATTTTACGCCAAACTTTTTCAGTGCTTTATTAAAGAATGCTTGGTACTTTTTTTGCTTAGGTGAAAGTTCTTCTTCCTGAGACTCTTCATCTTCGTCATCGACTTCAACTTCGACTTCAACCTTTTCGTCTTTCTTAGCTTCTTTCATTACAGTACCATCTTCTTTTTCACCAGATTTTTTAACAACATGCTTGTCTTTAAAATCTTTTTCGCCTTTAGCTCTTGGCTCTTCAACCTCGTTTACTTCTGGCTTTTCGTGTACATATCCCTTTTTGGCATATTCTTCGTGTTCAGCCTTATCTTTGACTTCAACTTCTTTACCATTTTCAGGATGATACATTTTATGAGGATATTTAACTTCCTCTTGTTTTACTTTACCTTCTATTACATCACTTACAGTGGAAGCAATGCTTAAGGTAATATCGTCATTAAATTTCATTTTTTTCTCCTAACTTCCTAAATGAACTACAGCTTCCCAAGTAATTGCTGATATTAAACCAACAAGAATTACCCAGAAAACTTTATTTATAATCCCCACAGTATTTGCATTACTATTTACTGCAAGTTCTAATTTATCAATTCTATTTATAATAGATTGAATTTGTTCCGATTGTTGTTTACTAAATGCGGTGAGAGTATGTATTTTTTCTTCAGCTCGTGCAAGAGCAACAACAGCGTCTGCCAATTTATCGATCTTTTCTTCAATTCGATCTAATCTAGCTGATTGTGATTCCCTAGCCATCTTTTTTTATTATCCTACATTTTAGATTATTATACCCTTTTATTAATCTGTGGTATTCTCCTTGGGGTATATCAAAGATCATACCTGGCTGAAGATGGTATGGCAGTGCATTCTCATATTGAAATTGCCAACCCTCGCCCTCTAATATTTCAATCTCACGATCTTCATGATCTCTATGCCAAACATACTCATTATCATGTTTATCAACATGAAATTCACGTATCTCTCCTTCTTGTGTAAAAGGAAAGTTTTTACCAAAAATAGTTTCCGCCACCTTTAAGTCCTAAATCTTTTGCGTATTTTGGTAATCTACATGCCCAGTAACCTGCTTTCATTTTGTCATTCTTCATATCACAATTGTGACGTGAAGCAAAATTTCTTGCAGCCTCGCGGTCGTTTATTTTAGATGTTAAACCGCCTTTTGCATCTCCAAAGTTAATCTTTTTAACATTACCTGTCTTTGGATCCTTCACATATACTACATACTTACTTGGACCAGAAGATCTCTTTGGTTTATTTAATTCTACATCCTCAATCATTGGTTGTTCTAAAGGTACATACTTACCTTCATATAGACCAAATCTTTCTTGAACATGTTCTAAAAAACTATCCACCGAATTCGTGCCCTGCTACTCTTTTCATTTGTTTAACAAATTCTTTATAATCAGGTTTAGTTTTATAGAGCTTAATTGTAACTTCTTCTCTATCCTTACCTTTTATACGCCAATTATATCCCTTGTCTTTATGCTCAGGTTTTGTTGTTTTTACAACTCTTCTTTTAAATCCATCTTCCCAAGATTCACCTTTACCTTCGCCTTCTTGGTAATTTACAGATGCTGTATCATTACCGTAGTCCTGTGACTTACGAGTCTTCATACGTCTATATGCTATTTGTGCATCTTTTTCCATTCCTGGGTTCGTTAATAAAAAATCTTTAAATCCTATCATTTTTTTAAATCGTATCTATATGTACGTCCGTCTTGTTGTTTTGTTTTTGATATACCATATCCTGCAGCTTTTGCAATCATTTGAAGTTTAGGCCAACCTTTTTCTAATTGTTTTTTTAAAGATAATTTAGTAAAATCATCTTCTAATTTTTTGAGGATAGAACGAACAATTTCCATATCATTAGCGACATATGGTGCTTCATCTACTTGTCTAAACTCTTTAAACTTTTTCATTGTTTGCCTTGATCGACTTTATTCTGTAAGAAGTCTGTTGCAGTATCTAAATAATCTGCAGCCTTTACTAATTTGTTTACCCACCATGATGGATATTCTGAATCAGGTTTAATCTGTGCCAATAATTGTTCAGCGTTTCTTTTTAAAGAAGTTAATTGATTCTTTACGTTTGCAGAATCAACATGGCCATCTTCAGCGATTCGTTGTCTATATGCTTCTTCTAAATTCATAAGCCAAATTCCTAGTTAAATTTAATGTTTAACCTTTTTGCGTGTTTATTCATTATATCCTTAATGGATTTGTTTTTGTTTTTTGGATCTGCAAAATCATCAGCAAGTTCATCGTCTGATAAATATTTCATATCCAATTCAGCAGCAAATTTTTGTCCTTGAGGTGAACCTACTTTAGTACTACCTTTTATAGATTTTACTAATTTACGCATACCATCAATAGCTTTTTCTCTTTTGTTAGGATCTCTATCCTTAACTCCAATAGCCATTGTACCTTCACCTAATAAACTTTGGATTTCTGCTTTAATTTTTTTAAATTGTGGGCTTCCGTGTTTTACACCCATTAGTGAATTAAATAACCCAGCTAATTTTTCTTGATCAGCTGGCTTAAGTTTTTTTCCTTCTTTTACAGATTCATTCGCTTGTCTTAAAGCATCTTTAACAATAGGATCATCTGCTAATCCACGTTTCATTGCTTCAATTTTCTTATAAGCTCCTGTCATATTACCACCCATATCAAGAGCAATCTTGACAGCAGCAGCAACTAATGCAGGTGGAAATTTGCTGCGATATTTTTCTCTAATTTCTTTAAAATTTTTCATAGTTATCCTACTTGTTTTGCGAGATCAGCATCAGCCTTTCCCCACGTTCCTGATGATTTAGTTACAAATGAATTGACTCTTGCCAATCCCCATTGGACTGCAGTTGTTCCAGGCCTATGTCCTGTTCTCCATGCTGCGACTCCTCTATTAAAAACTTTCTTTAATATACCTAATGGCATACCTGATTTATCAGCTTTCTTTTTCAAAGCTGCATCTGTATTCTTTTCTTCGACCATAAAGTCTTCAAAGGTAAGATGTTCTGCCATCTCTCCATATATTTGTTTAAATTTCTTTGTATGTTGAGATGGTTTTGTTTTTGCGGATTTATCTCCAGGAGCAGGTTTATATGCTGCTGGATTATCATCATCCATTTTTGCTTGTTTAGCAAATTGAGCGGCTCTTTTTTGTTTAGTACTTTTAGCCATCTTTTTACCTTCAGCGTCTTTTGCATAATATCCTTTTGGTTGAACACCCTTTCTTTTACCAATATCAGGATCTTCCTTTTCACCTAAGTTTTTTGGCTGTCCTGGAGTATCTTTTAAGTATCTCATAAGACCTTTTATTGTACCCCAGTCTCCAGCGCCACCTTCTTCAAATAATTCAACAGCATCTAACCAGCATCTTTTCTTGACTGACTCGGCCTCAACCATGACATAATTACTACCACAAACAATTATTTCTCCTAGCTCGTTTGTTTCTTTAATCTTTACAATATCTCCAACCTTAAAGAGGCTTCCTTCAATATAATCTTCTCTTGTTTCAGATACTGGTGGAAGTTCTACATGTTTACGAAAGCTGTGAGATTCTTTAAGTCCCATACCTTTACGAACAGCATTGAATAAGTCGGTTGGACTAAAATTCGATGGGAGCCCTTTTGAAAATAAATTCAAATCATTTTGTTGAGCGGCGGCTCGCATCTTGGAAGCTGACATACCAGTTGCTCCTTCTGCATCTGGATCTCTCTCCCCTGCACTTACTACATTAATAGCACCTTCGAAATTATAAAATCCGTGTCTTGATTTTACTCCATTATATTTGTTTAGAAGTATATCAAATTCTTTAACACGATCGCTTCCAGCTACCATCGTAATTTTGGTAAAGCCTTGATCGTAAAGTTTTACTACCACATCGAGTACATTACGAACATCTTTATCAGCCATTACATTACGTGCATGCTTAGGAAACATTTTTCTAAGGAATTTTATTTTATCTTTAAATTCGAGAGGGTTTGATTTTGGATCGTTAGATTTTGATCCATAGATTCTATATGGCCCAGAACGGGCTTGTGTTTTTAACTTATCAAAGAGTTTTTCATGTCCAATCGTTGGAGGATTGAATCTTCCAAACACGAATGAAATTTCTTTTGTATCTTCAGTTAAAAAATCACTGAATGATTTAATTGACATTTATATCCTCGGTTACCCATTAGCCTGGATTATCCCAGCCTTTTATAATATCTTTGCTGAAGTTATTAGTTGAGAATTCCATACGATCAACTAATTTAACAGCACCACCTTCCATACGATCTATAGCCACAAAGCCTTCAACGCCGGTGACTCTAAATCCGGATGTTGTTTTTACGAACGTCCCTATTTTTGAGAGTTTGTTTAGTTTATTTATAATAATTAATTTGCTATCTATGACTAAATTCTGTAAATCAAATATACTTTTTAAGTTTTTAAGGTTCTTTTTATCAAAAAACTTTAATAATTCATCACGTTTTTGTATTTGTACATCTTTTCCTTTTTGCGATGTTCTTTTTCCAATCTCTTTTGCATATCTATCTGTAACAAATTGTATTAAACCTTTTGCGTGTTTATTTGTATCAGTAATTCTTTGTCCTTGTCGTACCTTTGAATTATTATATACATTTAATACAAGGTTTAATTCTTTATTGGATTCAATTTCTTTTAATGTACTAGAAGCTATCTTTTGAAATATCTTTCCAGCATCTGATAACTTTTTAGATATAACCAAGCTATCATCTTTTGTTAATGTGGCTGTACCTGATAAATCTCTTAATGTTGCATCAACCATCCATACATCTTTTGATGGTTTTAATTTTGATACAATACTTTGTCCAAAAGATGCTGACATATTTTCAAATGATGAACCATTATATACTGTATGCCAAACAATACCAATCTTAGCTCTTTGTATTTCTTTGGCTAACGCCAAGGAAGTAGGAACAGCATACACGATAGTATTAGGGTGAAAACTAATATGTTCAACTCCATCTATTTTCTCCTTTTTGAGATCCGACGCATCAAACATAAAGTCACCTTGAATGACTCCCTTAATACCTAAATCTTTTAAATGATCGAATGCTAATATGAGTTTCTTTGTCAAATCGCCAGAAGTATCTGCTTTAATATCATCATGTGATTTATAAACTTTTGGATCTTTATTAAAGATTCCTTTTTTTGCTACAAAGAATTTGCCATCTCTTGGATCAATTCCAGCAAATACGGCGGGGGCTCCGTCCCACTTGACAGTAACATCTATAGGTGCTTTTGTGTTACCGCTCAACATATCCCGCAGAGATCTGAGTGCTAGGATAGCCTGGCGAGCCCCCTTAACTCCGCCGTCTAAAATAAGATCCTCAATATGAGTCATATGAGTATTCTTACTTGCGGCTTCTGTTAAGTAGTTAGTTAAAGATTTCATTATTTTCCTGCCTTTACATATGCACTAGATTCTGATAATTCAGATCCAGCATAGTTAATAAAATTGGTCAGTGTATCATTTAATTTTCTACCACCTAATTTTTCTAACTGATATGCTACCATTGTAATAGCAAATTTAGATGATATCCATTGTCCATCTTTGTTCTTTAATTCTTTTTTAAATTCATCATAAGATACATTATTATAAAAATAATTAAAGTACATATAATATTCTTTTATTGCTCTTTCATCGCCCTTGGCCATTTTCTTAGCTTGTTTTACAATATATCCTGAATGTGGTTTTAATCCGTACTTACGACCATTTCTAATTAAATAGTCATGCATTATTCCCCAGGATAATCCACCACCTCTTGCTTTCTTTCCTTTTATTTCTGCTTTAATGTTACCAAATTGTTTATTGTCTTTGAACATTAACACACCACTATCAAACTTAAGAGATCCATTCTTAGCTGACCAATAACTTCCACCTTTTGTTTCTAATTCAAACCCAAGATACTTATAACTTTTAATTAATGATTTATCAATATTAAATTCTTTGATTGGAACATCTTTTGTCATTGGTCCTTTTAGTGATATACCAACTAATCTTCTATTTAAATAGTTTTCTAATATTGATCCATTTAATGCTGCTATATTTGAGCTATCTAAATCTTCAATATTAAATCCTTTGTCTATTGCCCATACATCGCCAGGATTCCACTTATCATCTTTTAATGATCCTAATCCCATATTTTTATATGCTTCATTTTTCTTAGCATATATTCTAATCATCTCTGCACTACCACGATGTATTGTCATACCTTTTTTAACATAACCTTTTTTGATTAATTCTTTTGAAATGTTATATGATGATAGCATCCATTCATCTGGCATATCGGATATTTCATCCCATTTAGCATCTACCTTTGAGAGTTTATGTGCATTCTTTAATATATCATTCGTAAAAAACTCTAAGGGTTGATTGTGGCCATGCTCTAACATAGCATGTATCATTACTGCATTATGTGATTCATTTCTTTTTGTGTCTTTTGAACCACTACCAGCACCACCGCCACCTCCTCCAAATACTTTTGATTTGGCTAATTGATTAGACATATAGGTACCGGCTTCTGTTTCTAAGGGAAAACCTTTAGTGCCGTAATGATTAGGATTCTTTTTAAAATTAGCAATGTGAATAAGTGCAGTCTCTATATCTGTTACGATAATAGAACCACCTTTTGCTAACTCTAATGGTTTCTTTTGTACGATTAATTGTTTGAGTATGTCAATACGAGGTTGACCAGTTTTTGAATTATTAGCATCTAATTGCGCAGGTGTCAATGCAACCGCTTCGCTAATAATGTTTTCTTCTAAGTATTGACTAAAGTTCATAAATAGATTCCTATGTTATATCTATTTATATAATTTTATGTCTTAAAAAATTTATTAGGTATTATATTTCCTTTGCTATCATAAGCAATTATACGTTGATCGTGTAAATGATCAATTGTACATTCTGCACCTAACTTAAGACCAATTTTATAAGCTTGATAAGATGAACCTATCATACATGTAATAAACACTATTGCTTCAATTATCATATTTCTATTCTTGTAAGATTGCTTTCTTGACCTTGTTGCTTTAAACCTACTTGAAACATAATAGCTTCTTTCAGTTTAGCAAAAGTATATTCAACCTTTTTAGTACCTTTGACAAAGGTAGTAACTTTATATGCTGGTAGTTTATCTTGTGTAGACATATACATCCCATTTTTTTGATTTACTTAATGGTATAAATTGATCATATGCTCTTGGATGGCGACCCTCAGCTCTTGCAACTGAAGCTCTTGGTCCTCTGCCTTGACATTTAACATAATATCTAGGTAGCTTTTGTGGTTCAATATTACTATAACCATTTTCATATCTATACTTGGAACTTTTTTCTTTCCAACTATTTTCTTTATTAATAATGCTTATTGTTTTACGAACTGTTTCTAGCTCAAGCATATCTCCTGCACACTCAGTATGTGCTGTCATTACATAATTTGCAGATCCTCTCATTAGTGACTCCTTAATTGTCCGTTTTTAAATACACCTTCAAAGAAGAATTGATTAAACCAATCTTCAATATCTTGATCAGCAAATTTGCCAGTGTTTGAATTAAGTGGTGTATTTCTTAACCACATGCTAGTCCAGGCTAATGATGTATTTCTATCATTGACTGGTTTCGTTGTTAAGAGCTCAAACTCTTTTGGTGTGATCTCTACTTCTTCTGGTATTGTTGTAGCAATATGTTCGAATTTAACTGTAAATTTATCCATTACTGTGGTCCCTCCGGTAATTCTTCAAATCTTTTGTTTACTAATTTTTCAATAACTTTATCTCTATCAGTTAAAGCTACTCTCATATCGAATGATTCACACATTCCTGGAAACATTCCACCTTCTAATTCTCTAAGAATACTACTTGTATTCATTTCAGACACATCATCGAAAAGTCTTTCGAGGATTTGTTCGTTTATATGATTTGACATTTTTTACTCCTTTATCATTAATTATAGTTCTATTATACTATAGCTCTATATAAATGTAAATAGCTAAAATGAAATTGTTACACAATTGTTACATTCCTGTAACATTCCTGTAACATAAAAAAGGGGAGTATGAAACTCCCCCATGATATTTCATTATAAAAGGTTCTTATTGAACTTCTGCCTTAACAAAAGTGTAGATACCATAGGCTAATGCTAGCCAAGCAACCCAATCTAATAGGCCGCCTAAGAGTAGGTAAGACAAAGAGACACCGACGATAACGCCGCCATCCCAAGATGTTCTTTCAGCCCATCTTGCATGTACCCAATCTTTTGCTACGTTTAAAATATCCATATATTTCTCCTTTATATTTTGAAGTC